GATTTTGCAAATGGATACTCGGCACAAGACCAATACAAAATATCAGCAAAAGATTATTACAAAGAAAATTACGGAGGTAACAAATGAGCGGAGGACAATTTGATTACGATCAATACAAGATAGGTTATATAGCAGAAACCATAGAAGCCCAAATAGAAAAGAGCGGTAGAAGAAAGACAGATGAAGAACTCATAGAAGAGTTCTGGATTGATAAAGAATGGCTAGAAAGAAATCCTGAAGACATAAACCACTATGAATATCCTCCAGAGGTAATAGAGAAATTCAAGGAAGCAGTCAATATTTTGCGTAGGGCTCAGATATACGCACATAGAATAGACTGGCTATTGTCTTCAGACGATGGAGAAGAATCTTTTCTAAGTAGACTACAAGAGGATTTGTCTAAAGTAAAAGATTTGTGAAAAAATCACAATAACTGGTAATAAAAATCGCAAAAACGCGCATTTAAGTCCTTTTTAAGGGGATTTTTTACATTATTTAAAAATAAAAAAAATGAACGCAACAATATTCAAATCAATTAGAGAGACAGACGCTCCGTTTTACAGGACCATTGATTACGTAATCAATAGGATAAGAGAGGGCAAGTCAAAAGAACTAGTAAAGAAAATAAGAGAAGAGAAAAGCAAGGAGGAGAGGAACAGACTTAAGAAGGAATTGCCAGCAATATGTTTCTCCGGAGAGTTTACTAGAAGAGAAGACAACGCTATAATTAAGCATTCTGGATTCATATGCCTTGACTTTGATGGCTTTGACAAGAAGAGCGAGATGCTTGCCAAAAAAGAGGAATTAATGAAAGACAAGTTTACGTACTCTGTCTTTATATCTCCTTCAGGCGATGGACTAAAACTTCTAGTCAAAATACCGTCAGACGAAACAAACCACAAGTCATACTTCAAGGCACTAGAGAGGCATTATGGCTCTGATCATTTTGACCGATCTTGCAGTAATGTAAGTAGGGTTTGTTATGAGTCTTATGACCCGCTAATATATCACAACCCAGATTCAAAAGTATGGGACAAGATGGACGAGGAGGAGGGTAAAACTATAGACCACCCACAAGACAAGTACACAATCGTGGTTTCTGACAAGAACGAAGTCATGAGAAGGCTTCGCCTTTGGTGGGATAAAAACTATGGCATGGTTGTAGGGGAGAGAAACAGAAATGTTTATATCCTAGCGGCTGCATTTAACGATTATGGCGTACCTAAGGAGTTGGCCCATTATGTTATTCAAGAGTTTCAATCACCTGACTTTACGTTATCAGAGATAAAGACTACCGTTGAAAGTGCATACAAAAAGGAGCACAACTTTAACACTAAGTTCTTCGAAGATAAAGAGGCGATAGACAGCGTAAAGAATAAGATACGGAAGGGCGTGCCAAAAAAGGAGATACGTTCTCAACTGCGAGAGTCTAACGTTGGGGACGCTGCCATAGAGGCTGTAATATCTAGAATTGAAGAAGACTCAAGTGTTAATGAATTTTGGACAAAAGGAGACAAAGGAAGTGTTAAAATTATACATTACCAATTTAAGGAGTTTCTCGAGGAGAATGGCTTCTACAAGTATTGCCCGCACGGCTCAACGAGTTATGTATTTGTTAAGGTTGAGAATAACCTTATATCTAATACTACGGAAGAAGAGATCAAAGACTTCGTTCTAGAGTATTTGATGAGACTTGATGACCTGTCAATATACAATCATTTTGCCGACAAGACTAGGTACTTTAAGGAGGACTTTATGTCTATGTTGTCTACGGTTGACGTATACTTTATCGATGACGACAAAGAGAATAGCTATATCTATTATCGCAATTGTGCTGTAAAGGTAACTTGTGATAGTGTAGTTCCTATAGACTATTTAGATTTAGGCGGTTACGTCTGGAAGGATCAAGTTATTGACAGAGATTTTCAGATATGCGAACACTATGACTGCGACTTTAAGAAGTTTATCTCTAACATCGCCGGATCGAACAAGGATAGAATTAGGTCTGTTGAGAGCACGATAGGTTTCTTGCTTCACCAATATAAAAACCCAGGATACTGCCCAGCGGTTATTATCAATGACGAGGTTATATCCGAGAACCCCGAGGGTGGTACTGGTAAGGGTCTATTTGTTAGTGCGGTGTCTAAGTTAAAGAAGTCTGTGTCTATCGACGGTAAGTCATTTACATTTGAGAAATCTTTCCCATACCAAACGGTATCGGCAGACACTCAAATAATCGTTTTTGACGACGTTAGGAAGAACTTTGACTTCGAGAGGTTGTTCTCTATCATTACAGAAGGGATAACGCTTGAGAAGAAGAATAAAGACGCAATACGCATACCATTCTCAAAGTCTCCGAAGGTTGTTATCACAACAAACTACGCCATCAAGGGCAAGGGGAACTCTTTTGAGAGACGTAAGTGGGAGTTAGAGTTCAAGCAGTTCTACAACAAAGACTTCACACCTGAGCATGAGTTTGGTCACAGATTGTTTGACGACTGGAACGAAGACGAGTGGTGTAAGTTTGACAACTACATGATAAATTGCCTTAAGAACTTCTTATGCTTTGGATTTATTAAGAGCGACTTCAAGAACTTGAAAGTTCGTAAGTTTATTGCCGAGACTGACCATAACTTCTGGGACTGGATGAGTGATCCACAAAACCATTTAGTTAGGTTTGACGAAAGGTTGTACAAGCAGGCGCTTTATGATGGGTTTGTCACAGAGAATCCAGACTACGGTTTAAGGGGTAAAACGTCCATATCCATGAACCGCTTCTACAAATGGCTTCATACGTATGGTATATTCTCGACGGGCGCAGAGCCAGAAGAGGGACGAGACCACATGGGTCGTTGGATTAAGTTCACAAAAATGGACGACATAGATTTAGAAGAAATATGAATCATAACGTAGCAAAATCAATAGTAAATGGCAAGCAAGTATGGCGTGCCTACTATGACGGAGTAATTGTCTGCACCGTATTCACGTATGCAGAGGCTGTTAACTTTTTAAATTCATTAATATATGGTACTGAAAGCGCGATATAATTACGGAAACGTAATGTGGTGGGCGTGTGTAGATTCTAACGGATCGGTAATGGCCCTTTTCTTGAATGAAGACCACACGGATATATTTATATCCACAATGAATTTAGGAATAGAAAAATCAAAACAACAAAAAGAGTATGTCGATTACACTGAGGCAGTACCAGGAGGAAATCTCAAGGGAGGCACAACAGAAACTACTTCAGAATAAGTTTGTTTATTTATCCATGGAAGTGAGGTGTGGTAAAACTCTTACCGCACTTCATTGCCTAGACAGTTTCTTCTTTTCTAAAGTCTTATTTATAACCAAGAAAAAGGCTATTTCATCTATAGTTTCTGACTACAAGGCGTTGTCTCCGGCATATGATTTAACTGTTACTAACTATGATCAGTTGCATAACATATCAGAAACGTTTGATGCGTTCGTAATCGACGAGGCGCATAGCTTGGGTTCATTCCCTAAGCCTTCTTTAAGGGCTAAATTAGTCAGAGATGTTATAAGTAGATGTGAGAACCCATTTGTCATATTCTTGTCTGGTACACCAACGCCAGAGTCTTACTCTCAAATGTTTCATCAAATGTGGGTTCTAGGTAGGCTGTCTCCATTTGCAAAGTACATAAACTTTTATAGGTGGGCGAATGACTATGTAAAGGTGTGGCAACGCGTTATCAATGGCAATAGGATTAATGTGTATGACAACGCAATACAAGAAAAGGTGATGGGCGACATGTCTAAACACATGATATCGTTCACGCAGTCTCAAGCAGGTTTTACCACGTCAGTAAACGAGAATGTTCTGCATGTAAAAATGTCTGATCAGACATATCAAATGTGCGACAAGCTAAAAAAAGACTTAGTTCTTGAAGGAAAGGGAGATGTCATACTTGCAGACACGCCAGTTAAGTTAATGCAGAAGCTGCATCAGATGTACAGCGGAACTATTATTTTAGAGTCCGGGAATCGACTGGTGTTTGACACAACAAAGGCTGAGTTTGTCAGGGAGAGATTTAAGGGAAAACGCATAGCGGTATTCTACAAATTTCAGGCAGAGCTAGATTGCTTACTGTCTGTATTTCAAGAAGATATGACCACTGATTTAGGAAAATTTCATGCAGGTGACTGTGATAATTTTGCTATACAAATTGTCACGGGGCGCGAGGGGATATCTTTAAAGCAGGCCGACTATTTGGTTTACTATAACATTGACTTCTCTGCTACGTCTTACTGGCAAAGCAGGGATCGTTTAACTACGATGGACAGGCTTTCAAACGAAGTGTTTTGGGTTTTTGCAGAGGATGGAATTGAGGATAAAATATACAAGGTTGTGCAATCAAAGAAAAATTTTACAATTAGTCATTTTAAGAAAGATTTTCTCTAAATTTGTGCCCCCATGTTAGAAAGCAAGCTACAATCTAAAATGATTAAACTTGCTGAAGAGTCTGGCTGGTATGTCCTAAAACTTATGAAAACCAATAAAAATGGTATACCCGATCTGTATTTGTACAGGTCTGGAAGAACTGTCTTTGTTGAAGTAAAAGCAGAAGGCAAAAAGGCTAGACCTCTTCAGGAGTTTAGAATTAAAGAGTTGATGGAAATAGGTGTCGAGGCTTTTGTCTGCGACTCAATCGAAGAATTTAAAAACATAATAAAATGAACAACAAAGTAGAACTATTGGGACATTTAATTTGGATGTGAGTAGAAATGTCTTTATATTTGTGTATGAAATCGGGAGTTTATGCTATTATTTGTAGAATTACCAATAAATTCTACATTGGTTCGTCAAAGAATGTGTCTAAAAGATTAAATCATCATTTTAGAAGTTTAAAAAATAAAACACATAAAAATCCACATTTACAAAATGCATGGAATTTGTATGGCGAAGATAGTTTTTATAGTTTAATTGTCGAACATGCCGAAAACAACATTGAAAGAGAACAGTTTTGGATTGAGCAAACGCAATGTTATTTAAGAGAGGTTGGATTTAACAATACTAGAAAAGCAGATGCTCCCTTTGGATATAGACATACTAAAAAGGCTAGAGAAAAAATGTCTTTAATAAAAAAAGAACAATACGCTAAAGGTGTTATTGTTTCAAACTTTAAAAATAGAAAAGAAAGAAAGCACTCTGAAGCAACAAAAGAAAAAATTAGGCTAGGCAAATTAGGGGAATTAAACCCTATGTATGGAAGATCTTTGACTAAAGAACAACGGAAAGTAAAAGGGATAAACTTAAACTCAGTGCCGCGTTGGAATAAAGGTAAAACTTCTAAAGATGATCCTCGAATAGCCAAATTGGCTACCTGGAAAGGTAAATTGCCGCCTAATGCTAAAAAATGTTGTTTAGTAAATAAACAAACAAATGAAAAAGTTTTTGCTAATTCACTAAAAGAATTAGCCCAAAAGTCTAATATACCTTTGGTTTCAATTAATAGAATTACAAAAGACAAATCACCTAAATATAAACATTACAAAATTATTTATGAAAGTAGAATTGATTAGTGTATTTGGCGACGACAACATGATTGTTGATGTGGCCAGGGTTAGTTACGGAAAAGAAGCCTCAAACTACTCCAAAGAACAAAATAGTAAGTTGATAAATTACCTATGGAGGCATGGGCATACAAGTCCATTTAGACATCCTCAATTACAATTTAGAGTACAATGCCCAATATATGTTGAGCGTCAGCTTTTTAAACACAATGTAGGTGTATCTGTCAACTCTATTAGTGGAAGGTATGTTGACTTTTCTGACCAGTATTTTGAGATTCCGTTTTTGGGATGGAGAAAACAATCTGAAAGCTCAAAGCAGGGAAGCGAGGGTTTTGTAGGTTTCAAAGAACAGGTTATTGCTGAAGAAATACAACGCAATGTTATAGCTTATTGCAAGAAGGCTTATAACGAATTGACAAGCATGGGTGTGTCGAAGGAGCAGGCTAGGTCTATTCTTCCTATGAATCTTATGACAGAATTTATTTGGACTGGAAGCTTGCAAGCTTTTTTACATATGTACGCACTTAGATCTAAAAAAGACGCGCAACAGGAGACAAAAAGCATTGTATTGGAAATGATGAAACAACTAGAGGAAACAAACAAATTTGAACAAACTTTAAAAAATATATATGAAACAACTAATTGAGAAGGCACATGGCGTTGCCAAAGAAAAAGGATTCTGGGAATCAGAAAGAAACGTATCAGAAATGTTAATGTTAATTGTGTCAGAGTTAGCTGAAGCGCAAGAGGCTTTGCGTAAAGACCACTTTGCAAAGATTGAGCACGTTAGAGGATTACACGCTGACGTGGTAATTAACCAGTATGACGACGAGTACAATATCATGGCTGGTCCGTGGAAGAGTGGGTTTGAAGCTCACATCAAATCAACGTTTGAAGACGAGTTGGCTGACGTTGCTATCCGCTTGTTTGACTTGTGCGGCGGTCTTGGTGTTGACCTTGAAAAGCATATTGAATTAAAGATGATGTATAACTCAATGCGTGGATATAAGCACGGTAAAAAATTCTAAGCCATGGAAGTAAATCATAAAATATTATCAGACATCGTTGTGTGGAGTAAGTATGCTAAACACATTGATAGCAAACAGAGAAGAGAAACTTGGGAAGAGTTGGTGACTCGAAACATGGAGATGCATATTCGCAAGTTTCCACACTTAGAAAAATTAATTAGAACAAATTATGAATTGGTATTCGAAAAGAAAGTCCTCCCGTCGATGCGGTCTCTACAGTTTAGTGGCAAGCCTATCGAAGTTAACAACGCTCGCTTGTTTAATTGTAGCTATTTGCATGTCGATGATTATCGGGCGTTTAACGAAACTATGTTCTTGCTTTTGTCGGGGACTGGAGTTGGCTATTCTGTTAGCAAAAACCACGTTTCTAAACTTCCTGAGATTATTCGACCTACGAAACAAAGAAGGTATTTAATTCCCGACAACATTGAGGGATGGGCCGACGCCGTAAAGGTGTTGATGAAGTCTTACTTTGGATTGAGTGCTTGGAAGCCTAACTTTGATTTCAGGTCTATCCGCGCTAAGGGAGAGAAGTTGATCACCTCTGGTGGTGTTGCTCCGGGTCCAGAGCCTTTAAAAATTTGTTTAACCCATATCGAAGCGATCCTTGAGCGCAAAAAAGATGGTGAAAAGTTATCGTCATTAGAGTGTCACGACATCTTGTGCCATATCGCAAATGCCGTATTAGCTGGAGGTAT